CGCGGTCGTGCTCGTGCCGACGGTGCCGTTCCCGCCGGTCGCAGAGGACCCACCACCGGCCGTCCCCGAGACCATCCCCGTGCCCGCCGCGCCGCCCGTCGCCGCACCCGTCGACCCGCCGCCGCCACCGGACCCACCCGCAGAGATGAGCACCGCCTGCAGCGCTCCCGCGAGCATGGCCGCGACCTGCGACGTCCCTCCAGTCGTCCCCGCGTTGCCGTTCGTACTGTTCGCGGTGACCGCCGCGCCGCCAGCGCCGCCAGCGCCGGCCGTGATCTGCAAGAGGTTCGGGAGCTCAGCGAACGCGAAGTCGCACCACGCGATCGCCGCGCCGCCACCGCCCGCACCCGCCGACCGGACCGTCGCGGCGAGGCCCTTCCGCCCGGATCCGCCGCCGCCACCACCACCGATGACGACGATCCGGGCGCGGGTGAACGGACCCTGCGGCTTCTCCCACGTCGACACCAGGGTCGCCCCGGCGCCCGGCGCGAACGCTTGATCATTGACCGTCGAGCCGGTCACACCGTCAGGGAACCCGAACACGAGCGGCTCCCGTCAGGTCAGGTCGCCGGCCATCGCGAACACGTTCGCGGCACCGGCTGTGAGCGCGACCGTGATTGAGGCCCGCAGGGTGTAGCCCGAGGGCAGGACGAGGTCAGGGTAGGTCTTGGACACCCGGAACGCGTCCACCGTCGTCGACGCAGCGGCCGGGTTCCCCAGGTCGAAGCTGTCAAAGAACCACGCGGTCGTCCCGTCGTGGATGAACAGGTTCACGATGCTGTCGGCGGGGTCGCCGGTCGCTACCACCGTCACGCTCGTGACCTTCGTCCCGGCCGCCGGCGCCGACGTCCACGACACGCCCGTCAGGGTCGCGATCGTGCCGGTCCCGTCCCGGGCCGTGTTCGCGGTCGACACCGACGCCGCGAGGACCCGCGGCGCCGATGAGAAGACCGGCGAGGCACCCACGAGCTACCTCACTCCTCCCACTCGGTCGACAGCGTGAACAGGTGCGACGCGGGGAGCGCGCTGCCGAGGTTCACGAACGCGAGCCCGTTCGCGGTGCCCTGGTCACACTGCAGCTCCTCCAAGAGCTCATACGGGATGTCCAACCATGACTGCGTGTTGAACGAATCCCGGAACAGCGGGTTGGCGCCGAGCGTCGGGCCGGTCGTGCCGGCCGCCGCGGCAGTCGTCACGTCGACGCCGGTGACCGCGGACGCGGCACCGCGCGGGTCGAGGTTGAGCCCGGCGACGGTGGAGAAACCGGTCCCGGCGATCCGGACGGTCTGCCGGAACACCGCCACCGTCATCTGCTGCGACGTCGGCACGGACGCGCCGGCACGGACCCCGAGGCGGACCCGGCGGAGCTTGTAGTTCGCGGCGGCGCCGGCGACGACCGCGGCGAAGTAGCCATTGAACGTGAGACCGGACGGAGCGCCGGCGGGCTGCGCCGCCTGCGACTCGACTGCGGCTGCGTAGCGACCCATGGTGTCATGCTCCTGTCGTGGTGAACGGGGTCTCGGTGTGCAGGTGCTCGACCGCCATCCGGGCGGTCTGTAGGTGCGCGATCGCCTGCGCGACCCGCGCGGGGTTGGTGTGACCGAACTCCGCGGAGACCGCGACAGCCACGGACTCAAGCGCGGCGACGGCGTCCTCGCGGGTCATCGGGGCCGGGGTCTTGCCCATGGGGGTCTACCGCCTACGCCGGGCCGGTGGCGCGGCGACAGCGGCCGCGTCGTCGCCGTGCTCGTCGACGACGATCCCGTCGAGCCCGTCGACGGGCTCGGGCTCGGCGGCCGCGGGTGCGATGTCGGGGTCGGTCGGCGCGGGCGGTGGGGTGCCCTCGTGTGTCGCGGCACGGTTGCGGTGTAGGTGCGGCATGTCGGTGGTCCTCTCCGGTCGGGTGTGCGACCGGACGCGCGCCGCCCTCGTCGGGGGCCGGGACGACGCGCGCCCGGGACTCGCTACGCGGCGACGAGCGACGCGCCGTCGCTCAGAGGCACCCACGTCACGACCCACAGGATCGCGCCGTCGGTGCCCGCAGACACGGACTCGATCTGACCGGCCTGCAGCACGAGCCCACCGGCGAGCGTCCGGGCGCCGCCTCCGCGGACGATGCTCGACGCGCGGACCCCGTCGAACGACAGGACGTCGCCGACGGGGGTGTCGGTCGTGCCGATGTCCGTCGCGGCGACGAGGTCGTTCGTCGACCCGGCCGCGGCGGTCGGGTTGTGCTGCAGCTTGTAGGAGTTCGCGACCGTGACCGCGACCGTCACGAGCCCGTAGATCGAGGTCACGAGGACCTCGCCGCCGGTGATCGTGAACAGCGGGACCGTGCTCGCCGCGAGCGTGCCGGTCGACTTCTCGGCTCGCCGGCCGAGCGCGATGTCGCGCAGCTGGGAACCGTTGACCAGTGTCGTCATGTCGCCCGCCTCAGACCAGAGCCGCGAGGTTCGCCGGCGTCCGCTGCACCTTGAGGTCGTGCAGGACCGCCACGACCGTGCCCGCGCCGGTGCTCGTGCACTTGACGTGGGTGAACCCGGCGGAGAGCTCCTCGGCGCTGATGGTGAAGACCGCGCAGTCGTTGTTCACCGCGCCGGACAGGACGACGGTCGCCGCGGCCGCCTGCGTGACGTCCGTCCAGACCCCGCCCACACCGGAGCCGCGGCTGTAGTCGGTGATCGTCGCGAGGTTGACAGCGCCGGTACCGGCCGCGTCGGTGGCCTCCTGCACGGTGAACGTGTCACCGGCGTCGAGGTAGCACACGAACGACACCGCGCCGGCGTCCTTGAGCGGTACGTAGACGCCGTCCGCGACGGCGATCACGTTGATTGCCCTTCCAAGACCGTTCACCGGTCCGCCTTTCCTTGTCGGGGTGTGAATGCCGAGCGGGAGCTACGGCCGGCCCGGGGTGTGAATGCCGAGCCGACCGCGGCGACCGGACTACGCGCGGGTCGCGAGCCGGATGAACGGGGACAGGGCCGAACCGGACCCGCCCTTGTTGGGGATCACGCTGGACTTGACCGCCGGGGCACCGTCGACCCGGAGCGTGGTCTTGATCACCGTCTGGTCGGACGTGAACTTGGCGTGCTCCGACGCGGCCATCGTCATCGCCATCCGGTCGCCGATGAGGTAGTACCCCAGGTCCACGTAGGCGAGGTCACCGGCGGTGCCGAGGGTCTCCATCTTCTCGGACAGGATCAGGGGCCGGCCGAGGATCGTCGCGGGCGGGCCGTCCTGCCCGTTGCCGAGCCAGATCGCCGAGCCGCCGGTGCCGACCGACAGGGCCATCGTCGCGAGCTCGGGGAACGCGTTCGGGTTCCCGATCCACACCGCGGACGAGTGCGACGCGGGGAACATCCGCGCGTACATCTTGACGATGTTCTCCCAGACGATCGAGTTCGCGGGCTGCCCGACCTCCTTCGCCACGGTCACGAGGGCCGAGTTCCCGGACCCGTTCCACCCGAGGGGCTCACCGACGCCGGTCCCGCGGATGTACGCGATGTCTTCGTACCACGCGACAGCCTGCGGGTAGGACGTCGCGATCCACGCGTTCAGCGCCAGGATGGAGTCCTGCACGAGCTCGTCGGGGACGTCGGCGCGGGCGGTGAGCTTCTTCGCGTCGAGGACGACCCGGCCGAACTTGGGGGAGGTCGCGGTGTACTCGGCGGCCTCCTCCGTCCAGTACGCCTGCACGCCACCGAACACGTTCGCCGAGTTGTCGGTGATGTCGAGGATCGGGAACGGCACCCGCGGGGAGTCCATCGGGATGACCCGCGCGCGGGGCCGCACGACCGCGGTCTCCATCGCGACGGCGAGGAGCTCGGCCCGCAGGGTCTCGGGGATGAGGAGACCACCGTCGGCGGGCACCCCCGACCCGAACGCGTTCATGATCTTCCGGATGTCGCCCTCGACCTGCGAGCGGTGCTGACCGTTCCGGATCGCGTTCGGCGTGTGGTAGGTGGCCTGCACGAGCCGCGCGTAGTCGACGTTGGGGACCTTGTCGAGCGCGGCGCCGGGCGCGGCCGCGTTGTAGACCTGCCGGTACCGGTCGCCGACCGCCTGCGGCATCCGCGGCGCCGGGACGGCCGGGTCGAAGTTCAGCCGGCGGACGTCCTCGGGGTTGTGCTTGGCGAGGAGCTCGGCGAAGACCGCCTCGACCTGCGCCTTGATCGCGTCGTCCTGCAGGTCCCGGGTCTTGGCGGTGAGCTTCTCCGCGTAGCCCTTGACGAACGCACCGAACTCGGCGGTCGGGCGGCCCTCGCGGAAGTAGTCGCCGAGCCGCGTCGGGTTCGCGAGGGTCTCCTCGAAACCCTCGACGGTGTCGGGGATGGTCGCAGTCGTCATCGGGCCAGACCTCTCAGGATGGATGCGAGCTCGTCGACGGCGGGCGCCGGCGCCGGGGGGGTCTTGCGGTTGCGGACCGCGGGCGGCGGGTCCGCCGGTAGCTCGGGGGCCCGGGTCGCTCGGGTGAGCTTCCCGGCGCGCGCGGCGAAGCTGCGCTCCCAGCGTGCGACGAAGTCCTCGGCGGTGCCGTCCTCGCCGTCGTCGTCCTGGCCCTCGGTGGTGTCGTCCTCGGCGGTGTCGTCCTCGGCGGTGTCGTCCTCGACGGTGGCCGCGTCCTCGGCGACGTCGACGAGCCCGAGCTCGACCGCGGCCGGCCCGGACAGCCACGTCTCGGCGAGCATGAGCGCACGGAACTCGGCGGCCGGGCGGCCGGCCCGGTCGGCGTAGACCCCGGCGATGTTGTCCGACACGTCGTCGAGGAGCGCCGCGAGCTCACGCATCGTCTCGGCGTTGCCGTAGGCGAACCCGATCGCGTCATGGATCATCATGCGGGTATGCGCGGCCATCGTCACCGACTCGCCGGCCATCGCGATGAACGATGCCGCGGACGCCGCGAGCCCGTCGACGACGACGTCGACACCACCGGTGTGACCCCGCAGGAGGTTGTAGATCGCGAGCCCGTCGAACACGTCGCCGCCGGGGGAGTTGACCCGCAGGGTGACGCGGTCGGTCGGGGCGATCCCGCCGAGGGCGGCCGCGACGTCGGACGCGGTGACACCCCAGGGACCTATCTCGTCGTAGAGATACAACTCGACGCCCGTTGCGTTGCGGACACGCCGGACGTTTGCCCTGGTCAGAGCGGTGATCCCGCTGCGCCGTCCTCGCACGGCTTTGACGATAGCCTACAAAGACCGCACGTTGTGCCTGTCGATAGTTGACAGCGCGTCGCGAGAGGTGGACCCGGCGATGACCACGCCACGGAAGACCCCGGCCAAGCGTTCGACGAGCAAGACAGCGGCGGCCACCGCACCCGCGCGGACCACCGCCAAGCGCACGACCCGGGCGCCGGCCCGCGCGCGGCTCGCCACAGCTGCCGGATTCGCCGGGTCCGTCGAGGCGGCCCTCGGATCCCTGCCGCTCGGCCCCGGCGACGCGGCCGCCGCCCACCTGGCCCGCGCCTACGCGGCGGCCCTCGACCGGCCGCGGCGGGTCGCCGAACGCGACGAGGCCCTCGACCGGATCGGCCCCAAGTTGCTAGCGGCGCTCGGCGCGCTCGGGGGAACGCCGACCGCACGGCACCGCCTCGTCGGCCGAGCCTCGACCCCGAACCCCGACGGCGAGGAGCCGCGGCCGGCCACGCCGGCGACGTCGACGACCCCGGGCCTCGACGAGCTCCGCCGCGTCCACGGCCGTGGGTAGAGCCGGCGACGACGTCCTCGGGGTCGTCGAGCCGCGACTGTTCACCCCGCCGCTACGTCCGCTCAACCGGGACACGTCGCGTGGGTTCGCGGCGATCGACTTCGCCCGGTACTCGGGTCACCCCTACCTGCCGTGGCAGGAGTGGCTCGCCGTCCACGCGCTAGAGACACTCCCGGACGGCCGGTACCGGTTCCGGGTCGTCCTGGTCATCGTCGCCCGGCAGAACGGCAAGTCGACATGGAAACGGGGCATCACGGCGTTTCGGATGGTCCTCGACGGGGCCCGCCTCGTCGTCGGGCTCGCGCAGGAGGTGGCCGCGGCAAAGGACCAATGGCAGCAGACCGTGGACGTCCTGCAGGACCACCCCGAGTTAGCGACCCTCGTCGCGTCGGTGAAGACCGGCAACGCCGGTGCGTCGTTCGCCCTCGCGGACGGGTCGACGTATCTCGTCAAGGCCAGTAACCGGCGCGCGGCCCGCGGTCTCGCCGACGTCGCCGAGGTCAACTTTGACGAGCTCCGCGAACAACAGCGGTGGGACACATGGTCTGCGGTGTCCAAGACCACCACCGCGAACCGCCTCGGGATGCTCGTCGCGATGAGCAACGCCGGCGACGCGACGTCGGTCGTCCTCAACCAACTACGCGAGGTCGCCCTCGCCGAGCTCGACCCCGGCGTCGGGATCTTTGAGTGGTCCGCCCCGGAGGGGTGCGCCCTCGACGACTGGTCCGGGATCGCGCAGGCTAACCCGTCCCTCGGGCATGCGATCCACCACGACGTCATCCGGACCTACCTCGCGACCGACCCACCGAACGTGTACCGGACCGAGGTCCTCTGTCAGCGCGTCGACGCGATGGAGGACGTCGTCGACCGGGACGCGTGGGACGCGACGAAGGATGCCCGCGGGAAGCTGTCCGCGGTCGCACCCGAGCGGCTCGCGGTCTGTTTCGACGCGGCCCCCGGTGGCACACACGCCACGCTCGCCGGCGCGGCGCAGCTACCGGACGGCCGGATCCGCACCGCCATCCTCCGGGCGTGGAAATCGACCGCCGCCGCACACCGCGAGCTCGGCCCCCTCCTCGACGACCTTAAGCCCGGAGCGATCGCGTGGTTCCCCGACGGCCCCGCCGCCGAGCTCCGCCCGGTCTTTGAGGGCCGTGACGGCGTCATCCCCCTGACCGGGTCGCGGCAGTCCGCCGCCTGTCAAGGGCTCGTCGGGCTGGTGAAGGCCCGGCGGATCGTCCACCCCGGCGACCCACTGCAGACCGCCCACGTCCTCGGCGTCCGGAAGATCCCGGCCGGCGACGGGTACCGGTTCGTCCGCGTGCTGCCGGCTGCCCGGTCGGCGTCCAAGAGCGCCGCCGCGCGGGCCGCCGCGACCGCCGGGTCGGCGTCCGCGGACGCCGCCTACGCCACGGCCGGCGCGTGCTACACGGCGCAGGTGATGCCCGAGCCTGCGAGCGTCGGAATCCGGATCGTCCCATGATCACCCCGTCTCACCCGCCACGAGAGGACCACCCACCGATGACACCCCGTCGAGCACCCCGCCCGCCGTGGATCCTGCCCCGGACCCGCAGGACACCCGACCCGCAGGACCGCTACCGCGACCCCCACCCGCTCGCCGTCCTCGCCCGCCGCGTGTCGCTACAGGCCCGCCTCTCCGCCGGCCGCGTCGCGCAGCGTGGCACCCTGTCAGTGATCGGACTCGGGTGCGTCGTGTCGTCGGTGTGGGTCGCGTTCGGTCTCGCCGCCGGTCTCGCCGCCGCCGGCGTCGCGCTCGTCGTCACCGACTGGAGGATCGTCCCGTGAGAGCACTCCTCGACCGGCCCCGAGCCGACACCCCGATCCCCTACGTCGGCCGGGCCGCGATGTCGTGGCTCACCCGCGAGGTCAACCGCTCCGACACCGTCGCCCAGCTGTCGGTCTACGAATCGGTGTCGACCCTGCACGCGATCGTGTCCCGGATCATGACAGCGGTCGCGTCCGTCGAGTGGACCCTCTACCGCCTCCCCCGCTCCGGTGACCCCGAGGGCCGCAAGCCCGTCACCGGCCCCCACCCGATCAAGTCCCTGTTGCACCGGCCGAACCCGTTTCAGAACGGGCAGGCATACACCATGGCGCAGCAGCAGCACGAGGACCTTGCCGGGGAGTCCTGCACCGTCCTGTACCTGCACCCGACCCTCGGCGTCCCCGTCGAGCGGTGGCTCGCCCGCCCCGACCGGATGACCCCCAACCCGCACCCGACCAAGTTCATCGACGGATGGTGCTACCGCTCACCCGATGGTGAGGAGGTCGAGCTCACGAACGCCGAGGTCGTGCAGGTCAAGGCAGGCCCACACCCCATGTCGCCCTACCGCGGGCTGTCCGCCGTCCCCCCCGCGATGATCGACCTTGAGGCGTGGGACCTCGCCGCCCGATGGAACCTCAATTTTTTCCACAACTCGGCCCAGCCCGGCGGGATCATCGAATCCCCCCGCGAGCTCACCGACGGCGAGTTCGACAAGTTCACGAAGCGGTGGCGCGAACAGCACCGCGGCGTCGCGAACGCACACCGCGTCGCGATCCTTGAGGGGATGAAATGGGTAGACCGCTCCTACTCCCCCAAGGACATGGAGTTTGTCTCTCTCCGCGGGTTCTCATCCGAGACCATCCGGGAAGCGTTCGGGTTCCCTAAGCCCATGCTGGGTGGGACCGAGGACGTCAACAAGGCTGCAGCGTGGGCCGCACAGACCATCTTCGCCCGGTGGCTCGTCAAGCCACGCCTAGAGATCAAGCGCTCCGCGTGGAACGAAGAGATCATCCCCCTGTTCGGGCCGCTCGGCGACCGGATGGTCGTCGACTTCGCGAACCCCATCCCCGAGGACCGCGAGGACGACGACCGCGAGAGGACGAGCAAGTCCACCGCCGTCTCCCAACTTGTCGCCGCCGGCGCCTACCTCCCCGACGCGCTCGACGCCTACGGTCTCCCGCCGATGCGCAGGACCGCCGAGGTCGAGGCGGACACCGAACCCGACCCGACCGACCCCGACGAGCCGGCCGAACCCGACGAGGACCCGACCGACCCGACCGACCCGCCGGCCCCGATGCCCGAGGGCGACCCGACCGCCCCCGCCACACCCCGCGAGGTCGACGCATCGCAGGCCGCGAAGGTCGCGCAACAGGTCTACCTAGCCGTCGGGAAGGTACTCACCGTCCCCGAAGCACGCGAGGTCATCCGACAAGCATCGGGTCTCAGCCTTGAGGAGCGCACCGCCGACGAAGTCTTCGCCGACATCCCACCGCTCCCGACCGCCGGCGACGCCGACCCCGCACCCGACGGCACCGAACCGGCACCCGACCCGACCGAACCGGCACCGGACGACGACACCGACCCCGCCGCCATGCTCCGCGAAGCACGCGCGGCCGCCGCGAGGTTCCCCGACCGATCGTAGAGCGGCCGAGGGCCCCGACCGATCGTAGAGCGGCCGGGGCCCTCGGCATACCACCCCGAAACCCCTTGCCGCGCAACGGATCCCGGCCCGCGAAACCCGTTGCGGCACAACAGATCCCGAGCCGACCCGATTCCGGGCCATCCGCAAGACCCGAACGCGCGAAAACCGTTGCGGCACAACGGTTTACGTGCCCGAAACCCCCTGCAGCGCAACGAAACCCGCGCACAACGCCCCCGGGGAGGGGGAAACGGAACCAG